CGTTAAGCCATTACACACCGGGAACAACTATGTTATCACCTAAGAGACGTAGCAGCGATCTGCTTCAAGCAGCTCGCGCTTATCGCGCAGCACCATCGGCCACCGATACTGCAATTCATCACTTTCTTAACTCACTCGGTACTCCAAGAGCGCTTGCGGTCTGGCTTCTTTACGAAAGTAAAGAGCACGATCAGCTCACGCAACTGGAGTGTAACGCTTCGGACTATGAAAATAATCCGTATCGTTTCCGACTCGACTACACCGCGACTAATTTCCTGTCTAAGGCTAGTTTTTTAAAGACTAGTTTTGACCGGAAGGAGGTCGCGTTGGCAAAGTTTCATGAATATGAAGCCTTGTGTGCCGAGACTAATCGTCGATTTCGATTTCCATCGTTAGACCCGTTAAACACCGGGGCTAACGTTTGGTTGCTAAATGCCACCAAGCGGAAAATCGCCGAAATCTTAACCGACTTTTGTGGAGATGAGTTTGTCGATGAAGCTAATTGGGGACCGGGCGTATCAACCCTTGTTAAGGGCGAACACGTCTCGGCCATCAATAAGTTCCACGACGAACGTGGAATCACGCGCGACTTGTACTCCCTCGTAGGCGATTGGTTTCATATCGCTTACCCTTCGTGGGCCGCCAGCTTATCCCAGAATTTTGGAGAGAACTGGCAGCACTTCGAAGTCGGGAACTCTATAGTCACTGTACCTAAGAATTCTAAGACGGATCGAGTGATTGCAATCGAGCCAGGGATTAATCTCTGGTTTCAGAAAGCGATCGGCTCAATGATTCGTCGTAGACTTCGCAGGTCCGGGGTCGACTTGCAGGATCAGACAGTTAATCAGCAATTGGCTAAGCTAGGGTCAGAATCTGACAATGGTTTAGCAACGGTTGTTTTCTCGTCTGCTTCTGATTCCATTTCACTGGAGGTAGTTCGTGAGCTTTTGCCTGCGAACTGGTTCCAGCTGATGGATCTTTGTCGATCGCGTTACGGTGTAATGAAGTCAGGCCCGCTTAAGTGGAACAAGTTCTCCAGTATGGGGAACGGGTTCACCTTCGAGCTTGAATCGCTGATTTTCTATGCTGCCGCTCTGGCAGTCCGTGAGTACCAAGGTACCCATGGTAAAATCAGTGTCTACGGAGATGATGTCATTATCCCCGCAGCTTCATTCGATCTCTTTTCATCTTTTAGTGCTTACCTAGGCTTCCGAGTAAACAAGCGCAAAAGTTTCGCGTCTGGTTACTTCCGGGAGTCTTGTGGTAGCCACTTTTACGATGGAGTTGACTGTAAGCCTATTTTCCTTAAGGAAAAACTTCGCTATGTTGAAGCCTTTTACAAACTGGCTAACGGTGTCAGGTTGCTTAGTCATCGCCACGGTTTTAATCGCCGTTGTGACGACCGCTTCCTGGACTGTTGGCGTCACCTTCTTACGCGGATACCGGAGCCTTTACGACTCTTCGTACCACGAGAAGCGGGTGACACAGGACTCATCGGAAACTTCGATGAGGCCTGCCCCAGGAGAGCACGATATGGTATCGAAGGATACTACTACCGTGCCCTAGGCTCTCGTGCTGTAAAGCACGAAGCGGACAACCACGCCGTCATACTGGCGCGGTTGCGAGGCGGGTCAACTCAAGCACATATGAACACCTATGCGCTAAGAGGCCGTAGCAAGAGGCACATTTCAGAACCTCTTGTACAACAGTGGTACAACCTTGGCCCCTGGGAGTAACATCCTTTGGGCTAAGATTATTCCGTCTTAAAGCGGTTAAACTTTAAGTGGACGAAGGGTTTTCCCTTCATGAAGAAAGAGCAAG